GAGCAAAGTTCGGTATCGTCCTTGACGCTGTCGATGCTCGACGGCGGATCCTCGTCGGTACCGAGACCCGACCATTCCGTGATCTTGCCGATGGACAGGAACAGGTTCTTGTCATCGGTGTCGCTGTAGATGGCAAACAGCGCATCGGCGGCGATTCGCTTGTGATTTTGACGGAATGGGTCGCAAGACGATGGCATGGCGGTGTACTTATGCCTCTAGTGATGGGAGTTCTGTCTGTGAGGGGGGCACGAACTCATAGGCGAAGATGACGATTTCCCTCGTACCTGCGATCAGGCGGTCCTGCGAGTCAAGTATGTCGAGTCGCAGGGAGTGTCTTCCGTCACGCACCTTGTTGAAGCCCACCGTTCGTGCGTTCAGACCGAGATCGACCGTCTTCCTTCCGTCCAAGACAGCCCTGATCTTCGATGCCCCGATCTGCGCCAACGAGAGGTTGTCGCCGTTGTCGATGTCGAATCGGACTGTCAGGTTCCTGAAGAAGTCGTAGTCGGCGGGTGATGTTCCAATGGGAGTGGAGGTGTTCCTGACGGTGCCTCCCGAAATCGGTTGGATCATCCTGAAACTCGGGGAAGCGGGAGAAACGAATGTCTCGGTGCGGCAGTCGAAGACCTCGCCGATGGGCATGTTGAAGAAAGCCCGAGCGGTGATCTTGCGGAACTCGCTGTCCTCGCTGTAGTTCAAGAGTGCGTAGTTGAAGTCATACGGCTCCCTGTACAGTTCGCCACGGCAGCAGGACCCCTTGCAGCAGGAGTTCTGTGTTCCGTCCGAGGCGAACTTGTCGGTGAGTTCCTTGACCCAAGTGTTGACCCGTTCTTGGTTGGCAGGATCCCCCGAAAGGTCCCATTCCCCCCATGAGAGGAAATCGCCGAGTTGGGTTGTCCAAATCTTGGCGATGTGCTTCTCGTTGCTCAACTTTCGGTTTGGGTGCGTGTAAACGATCCAGAATGGGTCGGCATTTTGGAATCCCGTCAGACCCAACGCACCACCCGTGGCGGCGAAGGGGATGTTGTTGCTGATCGGGTTGCCTCCGATCACGATGCCATCGCCCTCTCCCCTGATGTAGATGTCGTGGAACGACGGTTTGTATCCCGCAGCAGTCATCCCTCCCGTTGTCCCCGTCATAAACCATGCCGAGAGATCGTCAAAGGTATGGAATGTGTACGGGATGTAGTGCCCGATGATCGGAACCTCGTACCTAGCGACCGAGGATGCGTTGGCGAGATCATCGTGCGAGCAACGCTTGATAAGCACCGAACCGAACATTGCTGTTCCCACAGGGTGTACGAGGCGGCGAACCACCTCCCTATACCTGTCAATAACGACTTCGCTCTTGAGGACATACGACCAATTTTGGTAGTACTTGTTGTCCTGAAGGACCTTGTTCGTGCTGAGGCGACCGTCGTTGTTGGCGTAGAAGCCCGCAGATTGAGCCAATGCCCCCACGGTCACGGTTCCCGAGAAGCCCGTGCCCCTGCTAGTGGCGATGGAGATCGTGGGTGCAACCTGATAGTTGATGCCGAAGTCATCGATGTTGATCTTGCGGATGCCCCCGAGACTGTCCACCTCGGTGATCGTCCCCGTGCCCCGCTGACCGCTGTCGCTCCCCACAGGGACAAAGGTGACTTTCTCCCCGACCTGATAGTCCGAGCCACCGTTCGTCACGGAAATGGAAGAGATGACGCTGTAGACCTTCACTTCACGGAGGGTGTCCTCGCCGTCAGTAAACTCAATACCGAGGTTACCCGCTTGGAATGTTCCATTCCTTCCCGTGATGAGCATCTCGGCGACATCGAAGTTTCCCACCTGATACACGCTGACCTCAACACACCTCGCCGTGGCGAGTATCTGTCCCGAGGAGTTGCGCTGCACCACGGTGTTACCCGCAGCCCTGTAGATGCCATCACCCAAGGCGTTGGACAGCCTCAGATAGTTGTTCTGCGTCCACCTTCCCGTACTCAGCCTGAGGATGTCTTTCTTCGGGTAGTAGAACTCGACTGCCGTGTCGTAGAGGATACGGAACAGGAACTCGTATGACTTCTCGGTTCCCTTGGCGAGATAGAACTGCTTGATGTTCTTGACGAGCCTCCTCGGGTCTACCAAATACCCCGTGTCGGGATTGATGGCTAGCGACTCGGGGAAGTTGAGCAGGTACTCGTTCTTGAACTTGTCAACGAATTGGTCGAGCGTGACATCAATGTCGGGGATGTCCTTCATGTCGAGCGGGGACAGGATCTTGCCCTTGTCCCTGCGGAGACCGAGCCACTCGTAGTACGCAGACATGAAGGCGACGAGCGTGGGGTGATCGACCCGCACGAACTCGGGGAGCCTGTCTGACACGAACTGTGATAGTTGACGGTCTCCGTCGATGCTCATTTTCCCCGTCCTTCACCGCCTCAACGAGTGAAGGCGGAATCGCTGGCACCCCTATCTATAACCGTCTTTTCAGCCACCGTCGTGACCGAAATGCTGTTCGGATCGATGAGGATGATCTGATTCCTTCGGGCAAAGATGTCCCTGTTCTGTGGAACCACGGTGAGCGACAACTCGGTCTTACCATCGTCAAGATACTCAATCTTGAAGTTCCTCAAGAAGATCTTGCCCGTGGTGTAGTCGATGGTCCCCGTGTTCCTGCTGAGGTAGACCTTGGTGGTGCCGACCTGCTTGTAGACCCTGATGTTCCCGTATCCGTCATCGTCTACGAACGCATCGACACTCGGCTTGACCACGGCGGTCGATGTCGTATCGGTGTAGCCGAAGATGTCGCTCGACAGGATCGGGGTGTAGCCGTCCACGGGATGGAGTAGGGCATTATCGAAGTTGACCGTATAGGGAGCAGCCCTGCCGATGTTCGGTTCAAACCTCTTCGTGAGGGTGATGTCCGTGCTGTTGGAGTTGACGGCGGGTGATGAGCCGTCGATGGTGGACGAGAACTTCGACATGCGGAAGTTCCGCTGAAACAGACCGAGGTAAGAGTCTCCGAATGTCTTGATGAGTTCCACGACCCTCGACTCGACACCCGTGCTGTTCAAGGTGGTCTTCGACTCGTCGTAGTAGACCTTGACCGATGGGTTGATGTAGAGAAGGTCGGGATCCACGACCTCGGGAGTGATGGTGACTAGGTTCTTCTCGCCGAGGATGGTGTTCTCAATAGCCCTCTTCTCGGCGGTAGAGAGTCGGGACCCGACCCTCGGCTTGATGCTGATGAAGACCTTGCCGTATTGGGGCGGGTCGTTCTCCTCGCCTCCCCAAATGAAGAAGGATTCAGCCCTCTGTGCGTACTCACGACCGAGGATCGCCTTGTAGTCATCCGAGGTGACCGCCCTGTCCTGCGCCTGATAGTTCCTCGGCGCATAGAAGCGGATGGATTCGGTGTCCTCCGAATCCTCGCCTCCGAAGGAAACCTGCACATCGTCGTTATCGTCAGTTTGAATCCTGACTTCGGTGACTCGACTGTCGTTGCAGGTGATCGCCCTCTTCACCGAGGTCTCATCGAAGCCGATCCCGTTGCCCTCGCTGCCGTTCGTGACGAGGTAGCGGATCGTGACGATGTTTCCGTTCTCGACCGCCTTGCCGACGATCCCGTCGCCGAAGTAGATCTCCCAAAAGCCCTCACGGCTCTCCTGCACGAAGAAGGCGTTGGAGGTCGAGTTGAGCCTGTTGATGTCCGTGGACCTGTTCCACAGTTCCTGCGATCCCGTGCTGTCAGTCTGAGACCTCTGCACGAACAGGGAGATGGTGTCTATGTCCACGCTCCTGTCGGGGATCGTGAACATAGCATTCGTGCCGCCTTGGGTGTTCGCCACGAAGGACACCTGCTTGAGGTATCCTTGGTAGAGGACGATGTCCCTGACGATGTTGTCGCCTCCCCTGCGAACCGCCTTGTAGTTGTCGAGGTTGACGAAATTCACGCTCTTGCCGTTTGTGTCCTTGCCACGGAAGATCGTGCCCCTTTCGATGAACTGCTTGCCTTGGATCACCGTCTGCGTGAACACCGTCTCAACGCCGCCAGGAGTGAGGATCGCATCCACGACGAGCCTAGCCGCCTTCTTGGACCGTGGGGTGTATCCCAAGTGCTTCGCCAAGGAGACCACCGACTCCCTGATCGCAGCCGAGTCGATGAAGGACTCGTTCGCAGCCATGTTGGCGTAGAAAGCCTGATAGTGGGTGTTGTATGCGAGGAGGTCGAGGATGATGTTGAGGGCTGAACCCTCAAAGTTGTAGTCCTTGAACTGATCCTGCCCCCTAAGGTATTCCTTGAGGTTCGACTTGATCTCGTCAAAGCCGAGTGCGTTGATGGGGGTGTTTGAGGTGTTTCTCATCTGAGCCTCGTAACGGCTACGGTGGTCGAGAAGACCCGCTGCACATTCTTGATGGTGAAGCGAATCGTGATCCTGATCTCATTCCTATCTATGACATCCGCCACATCAACCACGGCGGTGTTCACACGGGGCTCGTAGTTGCGGATGGTGTCGGAGATCCTCTTCTTCACCTCAACGACCGTGAGTGGATCCACCAACTCAAAGAGCATGTCCTGTATCCCCGAATAGACCTCGGGGTGGAACGGCTTCTCGTTCCTCTTGAGGAGGATCAGGTTCTTCAGCGACCGCTTGATCGCCTCCTCGTCCTTCCTCACAGCCACATCCCCCGACAGAGGGTTGCGGTCGAAGTTTATGTCGAGGTCGAAGGATGTATTTTCTACCTTAGCCATGCTCACCTCAATGCGAGTTCAAGTTCGATGTAGTCCTTTGCCTGTGAGAAGACCAACTCAAAGGAATCCTGCCTCGACGGTGTCTTCTCCGCACCGAACCATTCCAAGGTGATGAAGCCGATGTACAGGTCGCCTTTCATAATCGGGAGGACGGAGTACGCCGTGATCCCGTTGGCGTTGTTGTACGAGCGGAAGTAGCCTTCCCTCATGTCCATGGACCAATAGAGGCTCGGCATGTCCATCCGCATGGTCTCCACCAAGTCCCAAAACATGGTCACCAATATGTTCTGTAGGTTGGCACCGTCATACGGGATGCCACGCTCGCACGACTCATGCGTGATGCTGAACTTCTTCATCGGGGTTCCGTCTAGGAACTTGCCTCCGTTGTGGAAGTGACCGATTCTCGCCCTATCGGCACCCGTCTTGATCCGCAGAGCCGTAAGGGTCTCATGCACAACGGTGTGCTTGCTCTGAAACGCAGAGTTCTTCGGGCTGATCGATGCCTCCTCGACCGCCTTCCGCTCCTGAGCCTTGATCTTGACCTTGCTGTAGAAAAGACCCGCAAAAATGCCGCCCAAGCCGCCCGACACCGCAAGTCCGATGTCAAACCAAAGAGACAGGTTTGCCCACATCCTAGTCAACCCCCGCAGAACACATTGTTGCTTCCCCTTGCACATGCGGATCCGCAATGCACGGGATCTCCGACCCTAGCCGCAGGACGGCTATTGATGAAGACCGAGGAGGAGCCCTCTGCGGTCTTGCTAGTGTGGCAGGAAGGACCACAGCAATGCGTAGCCCAACCATCACCCTTCCTATGCCACCCAAGGCTGTTCACGAAGACATTGTCCGAGCCTTGGATGTTGTTCCTCGGCGGGAAGCAGGAGTGACCCGAGCAGATGTCCGTGTGTCGATGTGCGGCTGGCATACTTCCCCCTCAAGGACAGTTGTCGGAGAAGTATCCCCTCCCCTTCATCGTGGTGAGGTACTCCTCGTTTGTCACAGGCTTACCATCGATGAAAAACTGATTCCTGATATTTAGGATGAACTCGTCTCTGTCGGAGGACCAGTTGTTCATCGTCTTGATGGTGAAGATCCCGTCGATGTACCTTGAGGTCAGTTCCGAATCGAAAGCCCTAGCGGTGAACACGATATCCTTGTCAATACCGAATCCGCCCTTGTGAAGGGATGCAGATCCCCTCTCAGCGTAGTTCTGCTCGGTGAACTTCTTTGGTCCCTGATCCCCATAGTCGAACCCATAAACTTCCTTAGCCTCTTCAGCCAACGGATCCTCGGGAAGACCTTCGGGGGGCACACCAAACTCTTCAGGAAATATGTCATCAAGGTCATCGACCCTACCGAATATGTTTCCCGTATCGATGTTCAAGGTCAGACTTGGTGGGAATGTGCCGCTAACTATGGCGAACTTCAGCGATCCTCCTGTAACTGACGGAGATCCTCTCTGCGAGACATATGTCGCTCTCAACCTGATAGACAGGGAGCATGATTGTGTCTCGTCTCCGTCACGCAGGAACCTCTGTTGTTCGTAGATGGGTCTGTTTGGGAATGTCTCGTTGTAGTCCTTGTTCAGAACCGCAGGTGACAGCCATTCGATCTCGTCGTAGGTTGACGATGTCGAGTTGTCCTGTTCCTTGATGTTGAGTTCACCGAAGTTCCTGTCGGGGTAGTAGAACTCAATCGGGTTCTGTCCCGTCATCCCGAAAGGCATCAGAACTCTCCCGAATCTATGGTGTCATCAAGGCTCCTGACCGTGACATCGGGAGATTCGATGACGATGTTCGGATCAGTTCCATACGGAACGGGCTCGGGCGTGGGCGTGGGCGTGGGCGTGGACTCGGGCGTACGGGCGAGCGCAGCCCCGAGGGCGGGTTCTCCCGCAGCGGAAGCGGCGACCTGCAACGGATCGACCACAGGACGCTTGCCGCAGGTGATCGTCGGTACGCTCCCTTGGATAGCCGCACCGATGTCCCCGATTGCTCCTCCGATCCTGCCGACGATGTCCGTGATCCCTTGGGAGACCGCTTGAAGCACAGGAAGGGTGACACCGTTGACGGCGACCATGATGTCGTTGAGCGAGGGAATCCCCTCAAGGCTCGGGAGGTCGATGCCTCCATCGGGCAGATTGCTCATAAAGGCACAGATGTCGATGTCGGGAACCTTTGACAGGTCTCCCTTCTGCGCCGTCAACTCGTTCAGCGACTGCTTCGACTCGGTGAAGTCGGTAGCCACGGGAGGGTTGACCATCCCCTTGATGGACACATCCTCGCTCGTCACGGCGTTCAACTTCTCGTCGGAGCCGAGTTTCATGTAGTTCTCGGTGGCTCCCTCTGTGCCGCTAGGCATAGCCACAGAACCCTGCGTTCCATCGGACTGCGGGGTTTTCGATATGGGGATCTTGTTAGCGGGAATATGGAAGCACATTTATGTCTCTCCCCTACGATTCTCCCCGAGCCTCGTACCTGCCGATTCTTTGCAGCATTTCATTCGTCTGATTGGACGATCTCTGTATCGGTCGGGGGTTGTTCACTAGGTATTCGATCTCATCGTCGCTGTACCCCAATAGAACATCCACGGTTCTTGCGCTCAAATTCGGATACTTGCGGCTGATCCTGACCCTGTCATCGGTGAATGCGTCCTCCTCGGCTTCTTCGGCTTGCTGCCTAGTCGGTGCGGGTGGGAGTTCGGGCGGGGTGGGTGTCGGTTCGGTGTTCGTGACCTTCGCATCGGCGGGAGCGAGGGCGGTGATGATTGAGTTCACGAACCCACGCAACTTGTCCATGAAGGTGCTGACCTCGGAGGCATTCTCCCCCTCGGGATTGAGGTCTATGCGTGGTGCCATGATGACCATGTTCCCCTCGCTCGACAGGGTGTAGGTGCCGCCGACCTTGTGGAGAGCGTTTCCCTTCACCTCCGTGGTCATGTTTCCCTTGACGAGCATCTTGACATCCCCCAAGACCTCAATCTCAAGGTCCTTGCCCATCTTGACCTTTAGGGTCTTGTCGGCGTTGAACGATGCGTTGCCCTTGACGAGGATCATCTTGTCGTTGAGCGTGATGTCCCATGCGTTGCCCACGACCTTGTGGACCTCGCTGCCCTTGGGATGGATCTCCGTGAAGGAGCCCGAGCAATGGTAGAAGTGGAGCCTCTCTGCCTTGGGGGTATCGTCGTATTCGATGATGTGTCCCGCTTGAGACTCGTACACATTGTTGAACGGGTAGACGGCTGCATAGGGTGTCTTGGGCTCGGACCAAAATCCGTAGAGTGCGGTTTGGCACACCTCAAGGCTCTCGGTCTTCTTCCTGACGATGGTGTTCTCCACCTGCTCGTTCCGTGCGAGTCGGTTGGTGTCAGCCTCGTCCATGCGTGAGATGAGCGGATAGAGCCCATCGGGATCCGTGAACCCCTTGCTCGGGTTGATGACGGGGTTCTTCGGCAGTTGATAGGGCTTCATGCCCACATCGTCCTTCGCCTCCTCCAACTGAGCGAGGACCTCCTGCTTCTTGGATTCGATGATCTGCGCCACCAACCTGCGGTTCGTCTCGGCATCAACGAAGGGGAACCCCGTTTGGCTTATGTTCGGCACGGGGATCGACACCGTGTTGATGCCGCCGAGGGTGCCGAACACCACGGGCTCCTGTGAGTTGAGCCCGTCCCTAAAGAACCCGATGACCCAAGTGCCTTGGAGGATGCCCGTGGGGGACCAGCCCTTTCCCGACATCGATGCGCTGTTGCTAGGCATCACGACATGCGCCCACGGCAGGTCCTTGGTAGGTATCTCCGACTTGTCATCCGTGTGCCATCCGAGGATGCGGACACGGACACGCCCGATCTTCAGCGGGTCGTAGATGTCCTCAACGACACCCTGCCACCACACGAAGCCGTTTTTGCCGAGGAAGTCGGAACGAATGGGTTCGTGGTTGTGCATCAGATCTCCATGGCGAGTTCGGGCTTCTTTCC